CTGTCCCCATTTGACTACATAATTCATAAGATGCTCCGTGTTGTTACTTGAGGGAAATACCCCGTTAGATGCCATAAGCGACTTAAATGTTTCCTTGGCATAGACATGTTTCATCGGGACTAAGAACTCCCGCATATCATCTTTAGGTAGCACAAGGCGCATCAACAAGCACTCGCCATCATGTGGACTGAACATTCGTTGAACAGGGTACAGGTCATGAGGGAGAATGAGGATAGGGTCGTCTTGGTGCTTGATACCTTTCTTATCTACCTTGGGTGCAGGCACAAAGTAGATGCCGCCGTTAACACCCTGCACAAAGGGCATTAGAAATTCTGGGAACTCTGGAACCGTTTTGGTACTCGGTGCTTGCCAAACTGATTCCTCTTTATCAACTTTTGCTGCGGGTTTGAACTCTCGTCCAAGGACGATGGGGCTAACGATTTTTCCCCGGTGTTGGCAACCTTCGCATCGTTCTGGGTAGTTATCAATGAACCATGAGCAGGTGCGCGGAGCAGGAAAGCGACTTGCTTTTTCTTCTGTTTTATCATAGTTATAGTCAGGGTGTTCGTTAGATATTTCGTGTATTGCTGTGGCTCCGTCTTCGCAGAACTTGGCTATGGATAGCCCTGCAAACCACATCGGCTCCTCAAGTGTGGTGGCGTTCTCAAGCATGTACTTGATCTGCGCGCACCCACCTTCATCGTCTACGCTCTTCTGCGCCAGTACTCCAAACGTCTTACTAAAGTTGTCCAGCTTAAGCATCGCCTTGGTGTCGTCGTCCAACCCCTTGGGTATCTCAGCCAAGATGTCAACAACAGGCTCATCTACTTGCTCAGCAGTAGGGCCACCTAAGAACTCGCGGAACTCCTGCCAGCTATAGACATGTATCTCATCACTGATTACTGACGTAGGGCGCGGAGGGTCGGTCTTAAAGTTAAGCGTATCAGGCGCACGCATGATGCGTGCAGCATCGGCAGTCACCACGGGGTCAATGCTTATGTGGGACATGCAGAGTGCTTTAAACTTCTCTGCGTATGTCTTCCACTCATCACAAGGGATGTCCTCGTCCATCAGCCAGTAAGCATGTATGCCACCACCTGAGTCAATCACTACTGGGTCAGGTAACTCAGCAGCGCCTTGCAGTTTGAGCAGCGCCTCGTGCGCATCGCTCTTGTCTTTATAGTCTTTGTTCTCGCCAACATCTAAGTCAATAAAGAATGACCTAACGAACAAACAATCAACAGCCTTGCGGCTATATCCATCAAATGATCCTAGTGCTACAAATGTGTTTTGGTTACTTTTTATCCTGTCAATTTTGTCAATTACATCATCAAGTGTTTCTGCAAATCGGTTGCTGACCTTGCCGTTTTTGTCTATGCCGCTAATACAGTAAACACCCTGCGTTGGTAATGCTTTCTCGTAGAATTGTTTTAACATGTCTCTTGCAGAGTTAAAAAGAGCGGGACGATGCCCGCTCAGTTGATGGATAAGGGTTACCCCTTACGTTTTAGTTTCGTCGTATTTCCTTCCTACCATTGCTTCAAGGTATTTAATAGCCGCCGCCACGTTCTTCGCAGGCAAAACTCCTTTGGCGGTGTCGCTCTCAATGAGGTCTGTCAGTGTCTCCACCTTCAACAGATTTTTATGCCGGATAGGTTTGCCACGGAACCAACTAAAGACTGTCATCCTCGACACCTCAATTGCCCATGCTACGTACTTAGTGGGTAACTTAGCGTTAACGCAAGCCTGCGCAAGCGCAGTACCAGCCCTGTTGGGGTTGGCCTTTGCAAGCGCAATTAGGAATTCATCGCTATATGGTCGTGACATTCCTGCTCCTTACTTCTTAGACCATTTTTTAACTACGTCCGAGATGTCCTTCTCAGCAACGGCGGGTTTTGTGGACTCGCGTTTTACTGGTTCGGGGGTATCTTCGGCAGTGCTTTCGGGTTCTACTAGATCACTACGATGGCTAGGTACTTCATCAACTGTGTCTGCTTGGTAGACGTTCATCTTGATAGCAGCTTCGGCAGCGGCGCTCTTAGATTGCTGAGCAATGATCTGCAAATCCGAGTCTGACACTTTACCAGCAGGATTGAACAAAACCTTGGGCGCAGTAGCTTTTGTATCAAATGCCATCCTAGTGATTACCCTACCTGCACTGACGTTATGCGACGCTAAGTGCTGGATGTAAGACCGGAAGGGGAATCGTCCATTATCTTCTTTACCGAAGACCGAAGTAGCAGGCAGCACAAGCTGCATCACATCACCAGCGGGGTCGTTAGGCAACACCACGGCAGTGCGCCAAGACAAGCGGCAAGCTGTACCCGTACCGCCATTACCTGAGCCTTTAACAGCCTTGGGGCAGTCTTGGCAATGGCTAGCTGCGGGAGTCTTCACATCTGCATCAGGGGTTTCAGAGTCGGTAGACCAGCACACAGGGCTAATCTTTTGGCCTTCTTGGTAGACGCCCTCATAGAACATGCGCGATGCCTTGTGCGCCATCTTCACAAAGATAACATTCATGTGACGGTCTTCTATAGCACCGATTTCTTTACCACCAGCGTACTTGCGAAACACTCCACCTTTAATGGAGATGCGGCGGCTTTGGCGTACACCACCAGCTACTGCAAGGGTATCATCGTCGAGGCCTTCGATGGGGGTCATCACTGCGCCGCTAAACAGGGTTGCGAGATCATTACTCATTTTCAATTTTCCTTGTTACTGAACTTACTAATTAAGAGGGTTTGCGCACGACAATCGTGAACTCCCTCATTACATTCACTCCGGGAGGTAGGCCATCGCCTTGGTTCTCCTTGAGGAATTCTTTGAAGTTGCCCTGATGAATACGTGCTTCAAACAGGTCAACTGCGCCATTGGATAAGATGAACTTGCGAAAGCTGTCGCCATCATTGACGGTGTACCGCTCGTACAACTTACGAATTACTGTGCCGTAACCCGTGCGTATGCTCTTTGCGTTGCTCTCGTTGCAAGTAGCCATGAATTCCTGCTCCAGCATTGCCAGTTCATCATCAAGCTCCTTGATTTGGGCTTTCCTTTCTGCCTCTATCCTATCTCGCTCATTTCGTATTGTCAAGTAAACTTTGACTAATTCGTCGAGTTTTGTGGTCTCAATTTCTTCAATTTCTTCAATCATATGCCTATCTCCTGTCGGTATAAATCAACCAATCTCTCATGTGAGTCCACCTTACCTTGCAGCATCTGATAGACCTTACGCTCGGCCTCTGAGCCTTGCAGGTGAACTACCGTCATGCTGTTGACCTGCCCTACTCGGTCAATCCGCGCTACGCATTGCAGGTAAGTCTCCACGCTCATAACGGGGGACCAAAATACAACGGTGTCTGCGGCAGTTAGGGTCACGCCATGTGAGGCGGCTTGAGGTTGGATGACAAGTACACGTGGGTGTTCTGCGGTTTGAAATCTTTTAATGATCTCAGCGCGCTCTCTTGCTGGTACGTCTCCGTTAATTATTTCATTGCTAACTCCTTCTTTAGTTAAGTGTCGAGAAACAAGATCAATGGTGTGCCGAAACGGAACAAAGATGACTACCTTATGTTCTGTCTCGTCCAGCACCTCCATCAAGGCGTTGAGTCGTGGGGAGATGTCGAACTCCACCACTTCCCTCGTATCGGTATAGACTGCTCCACCCGAAATCTGTAGCAGCTTGCTAAGCTGTGCCGCTGCATTGACCGCACTAATCTGCTCTCCTGCGGCCTCTATTAATAGTTGGTTCTTTAACTCACGGTAATACTTCATCACCTGTGGGCTAAGCGCAATCTCACGGGTCTGATACACCAGCGGAGGCAAGTCCAAGCACTGCGCTTTCTCAAACCGGATGGCAGGCTGCAAGGCATCGAACACCATCTGCTTAGCGTAGGACTTGGGAACCCACTTAAAGCGCGTGACCTGCTGCATGACCTTATCGCGCCATGCCGTGAAGTACTTGGGTACTGCCGTGGGGTTGACCAGCTTGGCTAGGCCAAACGCATCTAGCGGGGACTGCGAGGCAGGTGTACCGGTCATCATCCATAGGCGCGTGGATGGGGTAATTAACTTTGCCAGCATACGCCAGCGTTTAGTAGTGACTGTCTTGTATGCGTTGGCTTCGTCCACCACGATGAGGTCGAACTGTGCCTTGGCAATCTCCGCAGCAACTGTGTTAATCCCATCGTAGTTGATGATGACAAACTCGTAGCTGCCATTTACTACCTTTGTGCGCTTGGCTGCATCCCCATAGGCCACACCCACTGTGCGGTGCATAGCGGTCTTGAAGATGTCTGCCTGCCATGCCGAGTACATGATAGACAGAGGGCAGATAATAAGTACCCGTTTGATCTGGCCTATCTGCATGAGGTAATCAACAGCCCACACCACAGATGAAGTCTTACCTGTGCCAGCCTCGTTAAAACAGAAGCAGCGATCCCTCAGCGCCAAGTATGAGGCAGTGGTTTCTTGGTGCTTGAATGGCGTGTACAAGCCAGGCCATGTGTATTCTTTTGCCATAGGGCTAGGAGCATCTCCATAGACCTTGACTAGGCGCTGCATCTCAGGCATGCCCCAGTAGACAAGGAGTTCAGCATTGACTCCATCATCTTTTAGCACTTCACATTTATCTATGTAACCAACGATGTACTTTAAGTCACCGGATGGCACAGACAGATGCACTGCCGTGTCTTCAACTACAACCATACTATTCCTTACTTAATTTAACGTGGCCCCTTACGGGGGCTAGTCGGTCAGGTCAACAACGAAAGGAGAATGTGCCTCTGACTGACGCGGTTTGAAAGGAGGATAAACCTAGTAAAAGACCTCCATAATGCCCACTCACGCCTAACGGCATTAATCACTTCATCGACCCATCGGACTTGCGTGGGAACGAACGATTCTTGTGTGGACTCTCAAGGCGCACTCCGTCTGCATTAGAGCCGCCCTTACTTAGCGCCTTGACGTGCGCTACATCTTTACCAGCGCGACTAACACCCTTGGCATCTAACTTACGGCGTGCGCGTTGACGCTCCATGCGGTTGGGTAACTCACCACGTTCTTGCTGCTGGTCATACTCTTTTTTGTACGGCCTTTTTTTATTGACATACGGCATCTCGTTGCTCCTTAATGTGAAGGGTTGCCATAGATGCTCTACGGGCCTCCACAATTGCTAACTTCAGTTGATCCATAGCTAGGTCATAGTCACAATCTAGCAAGTAGTCGTGAGCCTTCTTCAGCGCACGTTCTGCCATCATAAGCGGATGGGCGTAATCTATCAACTCGTTCATCGTTTTTCCTTGTAAAAATCGCAAGTGCGAACAGGACACCATCCGCACAGCGGTGTCGGGTTGGGGTTCCATACGTCTGTCTCGTATGAACTTGTTAGTCTAGCTAAGTCTGCGTGGAAATGATCCCAGAGGGTGTCAATATCTTCTCGCTTGTAAGACTCCTCCATGAAGCTGTTGTAAGCCACAAAGAGCAGCCCCGCCTTAATCTTTTCTACTTGGGGGAAGTGAGCAAAGATCATAAGCGCCATCAGCTTTAACTGCTTGGGGTCAGCGTACTTGTTGCTGCCGGTCTTGTAGTCAATGATGAACGCCGTGTCCTCATCAAGAATCATCAAGTCCACGATGCCCCGCACCCAGTAACCTTTGCCATACGCACAAGCCTTCCCCTCTATATCCAGCGCCATGCGGTACTCAGGGTACTTAACACCTTCGGTCTCTAAAAGCACATCTAACACAGGTTGGAAGTGCGCATAGTTCTTAGCTAAGGGTGTGCCATCTTTAACGTAATGCTCCATAGCTTTATGAGCCTCGTTGCCATACGTCATCTGTGGCGTTGGTGCTTTATAGAACCGTTTAAGAACCTTAATCTCTTGATACTGTTTAGGACAATTGATGTAGTCCTTTAGAGATGAGAATGACCATGTAAAGCTCATGTTATTTCCTATTTAGGTTTGGGGCAGTTCTCAGGTGGTACTACTACACACCACACAGCAGCCCATTGTTTTCTGCAAGCTGTCCAACGGTCAACGTATGCATCAGGCATCTCAGTTAAAGAACGATGTACGGCATTCCTTGGCTTCTCAATGCGCTCGGCTATCTCCGTGACGGTCAGACCATCGGTGTACTTGTGTAGCGACATCCTTATGGCGTGGTGGTTTGACTTATGCATTGCGCTTTTCTTCTGTTTTAACCACGCACCATATGCGCTTTATTTACTTCGTTGGATACATCTCTTGGCGATGCATATCCATTAGACTTAGGGATTTCTTCCACGTTTATTGTTGAGTCGCTGTTTAAACTAGCTCCTGTATGTGATTTGCCAACAGTGGCTCGGTTCATTAAAGCTGTTGCAACTTTACGCAATGCATGATCGGAGTCTTTAGCTAACATGGTCGTTACTATGCCAACGGCAAATAACTTCGGGTCATATGCTTCAGTTAACTGGGGAGAAAATTGCTTAATAGAAAGTGAATTCTCATCACGCATAATTACAGGGCCGTTTGCCGACGCGTCTTTTGTAATAATCGTACTTAAAAAATGAACTTTCTCTCTCACTTTTTCAATACTCTTTATCATTACCGATACGTTCCCTGTATCAAAAATCCATTTCATTTTTCTTTCGATGTCATCAGCTTCACAGCCAACCAAAAGCATCTTATGCTTTGCGGTTTCGTCAGTTGATTTATCCATTACGTTAACTTCCACAATGTAGAGCATCCCCAAAAGAGGCGCTTCCATCAGCCTTGGCGTGGTTAACAATGGTGGATGGTGAATCTTTTTGTATCTAGCCATTGTTCTTCTCCTTTGGCTTGAATAAGCCCATTGCAAGAAACCAATCTTGAAACACATCAGCAGGGCGGCATGCTAGGTATATGCCTCTGCTATCACGCGCCTTGGATATAGCGGCAACTATGTCTTTCCAATCGTCTTGGTCCATGCCGTAGTGCATGTCAGGTTGTGGCCCAAAATCAACGGGCAAGTCTT